TTTGTTAATATTGACGAAATTAAGTACGCAGATGAGTTTGACGCAAATAATCCGCGTAGACGTATGGACCTGTTGAATCAAGGGGACACTATTGCAGGTATGGTTCTTGATAATCTTCTGGAAGCACATAACTTCAGAAAGCCCTCTAAGCAATTTGTTGATTCTCTCGCGTCACAAGATGCTGAAGACGGAGGAACGCGCGTACAAGCTTACTTCGAAGCAATCGCCCCATTTGCAGAAATGGCAGAGAATGCTGCGCGCGAAGCTATGGCTAGACGCAGAGACCCTGAAGGGTATAAGACAAAGGGCAGAACTCGTAATCTGCCGGATGCAAAAAGATTGGCAACATTGTAATCATGAGCACAGCAGCACAACAATATGCACAACAATTTGGTCAGAATATTCCGTCCGCCGCCCCTGTTCCGCCTACTCAGTCGGGCCAGCCTTCTGCGGCGCAGAATACGGGAGCAGTCTCCACTGAGTTACTGAAGGCTGTCCCTTTTGGCATGCCAAGTGAATTTGATGCTTCTTTCTTCCCTGATGTAGTTGAGGAAGCAGCAAATAAAAACGCAGAACGTCTTAATACTGCCATTAAAGCTGAAGATTCCGGTGGAGCTTTCGTTAGAGATAACAGAGAAGTAAGAGATATTCTTGGAAAGGAAGGTCTCGCACGCTTTGGTTTTACAGAAACCAAAGATGAAGTTATTAAACTCTATGAAGGTATTCACGGAGAAGGACGTGTCCGTGTGTTTGAGGACACAGAGGGGGGCATAACTGACCCACAATTCTATGTATCACTACAACGTGATGACGGTTCATATACTCCTTACTCAAGTCCTACACAAGATTTGTCAGACTACGCTCAGTCTATGGCCGGAACCCTTGGATATGACATCGCAGGTTCCTCTGCTACGGTTGGTGCCGCGTGGACTACTTCTGCAGCAGCCGCCGGAGCAACGGCTTTAATTCCAGGTGGTGCTTTTTTTGCTCCTATTGTTGGAGGATTAACCTTTGGTTATATGCTGTATGCCGGTGGAGGAACTGTTGAGAAGTACAAACAAGATGTCCTAAAAGACGACCTTGGCTTGACTGAGCAAGAGTCAGATGAAGTTGGTAACTTTCTCGAAAGAATTTTACAAACAGCCGGAGAAGGATATTTCACAGGAGAATTTACTGAGCAAGAGCGAATGGCCGGTTTCTTTGAGATGGGCGGCGGTATCCTTGGTAGTGCGTTGGACAAAGTCCGCCTTGTGCTTGGCAGGAGAGGTCGCAGATTCTTAGAAGAACAAGCTATTGATGAGTCTATATATCCTAGTGCAGTAACATCCCAGAGATTCGCCGATGCTACAAAGGCCGCACCGGGGACAGAAGCCGCAATGATTGACGGAGTAGATGTCACTCTAGCTAATAGTCAAGGGGAAAAGATTACCCTTGGCTCCCTTACTGTAGCCGATATCACTGACAGACCCATTATAAGACGGCTAAGCGGTCTCGCATCACAGACCAGCGTTATCATACCAAGACAGATACGAGAAGCTGCAAATAGCGCAGCCACGTATCTTAGAACGTATGGAGAAAACCTAGGTGGAGGAGATTTCGCACAATTTAGACGCGATTTAGCATCATTGCAGGATGCTCACTCTACAAATAGAGATAAGACTCCCATTTACAAAGCTTTAGGGGAAAGCATTCAGGAGGTAGATAACCTCTTCCGCAAACTGCGGTTTGCAGAGGCACAGGGGTTATACGCTAATGTTTTTGACGCTGTAGGACAAAGGTCATATGACTTATCATCAATTGACCAAGTCATTAGGTCTAGCACAAGAGCTGTTATACCAGAAAAGGTTGAAGGTTCTAATATTGCTGGTGCACAACTTCCGTTCCAACGTGGCGAATCGCAGGTGTATGATGCAATTGAGGCTTTAAAAACGATAGGTACTAACAAAGATGGAACGCTTCTTAGCGGTAAAGGGCTGGAGCAAGCTGTTAAAGTGTTCAATGAAGCCAATCCGGGTTATGAAATAGCATTGAAATCTGGAGATGTCGTTATTGATTCGCCAGCAAAATTGCTACAGATGTTTGCTACACGTTTCGGCGAAATGTCTAGAGA